ATCAGCATTGGCTGTGGCCGGGCCCAACCCGAGAACGTCGCGGACCTTATCGACCAACCGGCCCAACTTTTCGAACTGCTGCGCGAACCAACCATCCGGGCCGAAAATACCGTCGAATTTCTTCTTGAGGTCATTGACTATCTCGGAGACCTTGGATTTGATCTTGTCGAATTTCTCGCTAGCAGCCGTCCAGAGGTTCCCCACCGCATCGCGGCCCTTGTTGAACCCATCGGCAATCTTCGTGCCAACATCGGTGGCAATGTCTTTAGCTTTAACCAGCCATTCCCAAACCTTCTTTGCCCCGTTCCACAACCCGACGGCGCCGTCCTTGGCTTTGACGAAAACGTTGTGGATGTCATCGCGGTGAGCCGTAACCCACGCACCCATTCCGTTGAGCGCCTCAGTGATATTGCCGAGCCCCAACGCGAAGTCCTTGAGGGGATCTTCATCGGCCTTCTTACCTAGAACGGCGGCAATGAAGTTGGCGCCCAACCGGGCTGCCGACGCCTTCAGGTTGCCAATAGCACCGTCGAACGTCTCGCCCATCCGCTTCGCTAAACCCTTTGACCCGTCTGCGTTCTGGACCGAGCCGTAAACCTTCTGAATGGCTTGCTGGAGCTGGGTAGCACCAACCTTGCCCCGCGTCAGATTGTTTTCAAGGGTCTTGTCGTTCCAACCGAACGCCTCTTTGAGCATTCCCCGAACATCAACGCCGGCATCAACGAGTTGCTGCATCTCTTCACCGGTCAGCTTCGTCTTGGATCGAACCTGATCCATGATGACCGCCAACTGCTCAAAACTTGCCTGACCTCCGGTCGATGCCGTCATGTTCGCCAGGTCGGTGATGAGCTGCTTAACTTCCCCGGTGTTCATCCCAGCGGAAATGGCCTTCGGAACAGCCTGCATGGCCTTGTCCAGGGAGATCGGCGTGCCCTCAACTGCAGCCTTGATCTCATTCTGAAGATTCTTGATGTCCTCCGGTTTCAGTTTCAGGCTCAACTGAACGGTGGACTGCTGCAAGGTCTTCAACCGATCCAGACCGGCGGTGAGGATTCCGCCGGCGCCGAAGATCGCGCCGATCCCCAATCCGCCGATTGCACCGGCGATGGCAGTTTTCAAAGCGGAGCCGATAGCTTTACCAGCACGCACCGCCCACCGCACCCCGGCCAACTCCATCGGCGCGAAGATCATCGTGGACAGAGTCCCCGAACCCAAATGGCTTCGGATGCCCGCCGTGATGTTCGACCCGATTGATGTACCGACCTCGCGTCCCTGGCCACCAACAGCACCCAGAGCGGACGTGACCTGCTTTTTGATGTCGTCGGTACGAACATTCAGAGAGATGTATGCGGTCGCCAACTGCACACCATTAGCCACGCGACATCTCCCTTCTCCGTCGTCTACGTTCGTTCAACTCGTCGGCATCCTTAATCGCCATGTCCCTGTCCTGCGGGAACTTCACCGGCTTGGGCCCCGTACCCTGACACCCACCGCGCTGCCAGTTCGCCGCCTCAACCGCATACAAAACCCCGGACAACATCTGCAACTCCGGGGTCACCCACCACGAATTCGGCTTCCTGGAGCGGTAATACGCCGAATCACCATTCGGTGGCATCCACCGCAAAAAGTGGTACAGATCGATCCACGTCAACCGCCGGCCAATATCGAACCGGGTCCAGCCACGTTGCATGAGGTCGAAATTGATCGCCTCCCCGTGAGCGCGGAGCTCAACTAGGAGGCTTCGGATTCCCCCAGAGACACCGTGCTTTGAGTGCGCCACTGCGTCAACAACTCATCCAAGGCACCGGATGGGAGAGTGGAAAACCATTCCAGTTCCTGCTCCGAGACCACATGTTTGAGCATCGCCAAACAGATCGACCTGGAGCGTTTCCGCAACGGCAACGGCTTCTCAGCCGCCAACGGGGCTAAGGCTTCAACAACCTTCGCGTCCGGGGCCGACACCAGATCCTGTGATGAGCCCTGCTTCATCGTCCGAAACACCTTCACACCAAGATCGGCGAGCTGTTTCTTCGCATCGTCCAGCAGTGGTTCCCACGGAACTTCCGTGCCCGGGTCCACCTCAGACAGATCATTGGCCACCGCGATCAACTGCTGCTCCACATCCAACCGTTCAAGGTCAGCCATCAGAGCATCGAAGGTGTCTTCGGGGATGTAATCGAACCGGGGAACGTTGACCGTCACCGGCTTACGCCCCTTCACAGGGATCGTGAACGGGATCTGGGTGCGCTCATCATCAAAACCGGGCAACACAACAGGTTTCACAGGGACGGCCTTTCACTAAATGTGGTTGGGACGGACAATTATTTGGAGACTTCCCGGTGGGCGGCAGGCCGTCCCAGGTGCACCACCCACCGGGAAGGGTCTGGTCGACTAGCTACCGAGTGCGTAGTCGAAGTACGTGACGACCGCGTTGTCGGCGTTGGAAGGCTTGAACACATCCACGGTGATCTCGTAGCGGGTCAAGTCCTTTGCCGTGTACACCACGTCGGAGAGTTCGGTGACCTGGCCTTCGCGGACCACGATGCGACCGGCACGATCACCATCGATGAAGTCGATGACGAAGCTCTGACGGGCGAGCTGCAGACGCGAATGCTCCACCTTCAGCGACAGGTAGTCTCCACCGGCGGTGACATTGTCGGTTCCGTACACGACGCGGAATACCGCGGCGCTGGACTCCAGCAGCGTCAGCTTGATGGTTTCGGTGTACTTGTCCTGCGTGACCTTGACGACTTGACCGCCCCATGCGTAGTGCTTGGTGGTGTCCCGCGAGATGCTGTTGGTGACGCCGTCCTCCCCAACCCACCCGAGATCCACGAACGCCGCGTTCAGATTCGCGGTCGCTGAAGTGGGGAGACTGGTGCCGAGCGGAGCTGCGTACACAGACGCACCGTCGGCGGGGATTGTTGCGGCCCAGATGTTTCCAGAATCGGCCATGATTGGATACCCCTTCCAGGGCTTTTCACGGGACGGCCTGGTTAGGTTGGTATGAAGTTGTGTATGAAGTTAGTTGGCTTTGATGGACAGGTCGCCGGTCACTTGCCAGCGTTCGTAATCCAACAAATCAGGGTGCGGATAATCAGCGGGTCCTTGCTCGTTATCCCAAGACCTAACCGACACACCACCCGCCGTAGTAGTGACAGTGGTACCGCCGGCATTCCGTAATGCCGCACGGACGGTGTTACACATCGCTTCCACTTCCCCCACATCCTTGGCGAAACACTCCACCAGGATGCGGGCTGTATCAGTGGCGATGTTGTCCTGACCGCCACCCACACGGGATACCTTCACGAACCTGTCAGGACGGTTACTCGGTGGCATCTTCGCCGATACGAACGCGTACTCCCCGAACGCCTCAATGAGGACAGTGATCGCTGTCAACAATGCCGGTTTCGGAGTAGGCCAAATGAACATTTATCTGGCCTTGTCCAACGCCCGTAGAAGCGTGTTGCGTCGGGCATCTGAACGCTTCGCATGATTCGACGATGCGTAGATCTGAACGAACCAGCGGCCCTGAGGTTTCCGCCGACCCTGAAACGACGCCATCCGATAACCCTGCTTTTCGGGGAGGGTAGCGTTCGCCGCATCAAGGACTCGCCGGCCACGGGATTCCAGTTCCCTGATCACCGCCGGATCACGGCGTAGATCGTAGAAACTTTTACCGTTCCACTTGATGTCATTCATCGGCGAACTCCACCAACACCCAGTTTCCATCGGAGAACAACCCCAACAGTTCGTTGCGATCCCAGATGCACAGGTTGTTGTACTCCTCCTCTGTGGAGAACCGGTTACCGGCAGGGAAGTCGTGCTGCGACTTCTGGGTGTGTACGCGAATCATCAGGACCCATGTTCCGACGCAACAGTGAACATCGTGACCGCGCCGATCCGGTACGGGTTGAGCCGCATCTTCAGGGAATTCGTCAGCCATGGACCCGACGTTGTCGCCGACTCTGTACCAACTTGGACCGCCGCAACTTCCCGGGACACGTTGTACCCGGACGCGTTGTAATCCGATGTGATGATGGCGGGTTTAGTGAACACAGCAGCGACCATCGTGGCGACTACCCGGGTGACAGCACCAGGAACAGGGTTCGGGGTTGCACCCAGGTAGCCGACCACAAGGTCTGTGGCCTGGTCGATTTGGTTATCGACCGCCGACGATTCAGTTGATGTGAGTGACCGCCCAAGAGCGGCCACCACATCCACCGCAGTCGCAAACGCCATTACGATCCGGCGTTGATGACCGCTGCGACCGGGACCGGCGCCGACGAGAACGCGGTGGCACCCGACGACAGCACGTAGCCGTAGCGGGCCTTGAACCGCAGGGCGACCATGTCCTTCTCGGCCAGGTTGATACCACCAACGGTGGCCTGGTCGAGAAACTTCACGGTGATGTCCTGACGAACACCCACACGGACCCGGCTTGAGTCCACGATGAGGCACTTGGCCCGCGAGTTGTCCCAAGTGCCGTTACGGCTGAAGGACGTGTTGTATCCGGCGAAGGACTCGTCGCGGAAGATCGGCTGACCCTGCGAGTCGCGGATGTTCGCCACTTCGTAGCGGAACGTCAGGTTCGCCAGCAGGGTGTCGGGCAGCAATCCCAGACCCGCGAGGGTCTTGGCCGTGGTGCTGACCGCGCCGACGATGTCCGCCGCGTTGGCTGCACCGGAGGTGATGGCCTGGGTCTGGGATGCGGTCGACGCCGCCGTGTACAGCGCGGAGCTGGTCCACGACGCCGGCTTGCCGATGCCCCAGATGATGGCCTGATCCAGCTTCTGACCGATGGCCTGACCGGCGAGCTGCGAGACCTCCGTGAGGACATCCGTTGTGGCGTCAGCCAGCACGTCCTCATGGATGGGCACGATGACGGCGATCTCTTCGACCACCATCGTGGTGTTCTTCCAGCGGACCTCGCTGGTCGGCTTGGTCGAGGACGAATCCCCGATGTCCTCAGTGACCCACCCGGCCTGCGGCAGAGCGGCAAGCATCGGCATGTTGGTGGTCTTGGTACCGAGATTGACCGTGGGGAACGCCTGCAACGCTTGTGAACCCGCAACAGCGGACTCCAGAAGGACCTGCGAGTACGCGTCCTCAATGAGGGTCGAGACATCTGACCGGTTGATATCAACCATGATGGTTATTTTTCCTTTCGGATAGCCCGCAGAGTCTCAGAAACTCGTTGGGGTTGATTTACTGGTTGGATCGCATGGCGCGGATAGCCGCAGCCGCACGTTCTTTAGGGTCGAGGGTTTGGTCGGAACTTGTTGCACCGGACTTCAGCCCACGAACAGGTTTGGCGGTTTTCTCCTGCACCTGTTGTGCAGCACGCCATTCCAGCAGGGCATCGGCAGCCGCCTCCCACTCTTCAGTGGTGGAGCCAGTCAACGCCGACGCTGGAACGCCCTTCGCCGCCGCCACGTTCGCTTTGCCGGCACGTTCGCGTTCCTTAGCAAGCTCGTTTTCCAACGCGGTGGCACGCTCTTGTGCCTTCTGCAATTCGGATTTGCTTGCTTCCTGAAATTTGTCGAACTCGGCCGCCTTGGCTTTGAGTTCGTCGAATCCAGTGAATTTCTTGCGTTCCCGTTCGACACGCTGACCGATGATCCGGTCCAACGCATCCTGGGATGTAATGGGTTCGAAATCGTTGCCCACAACTTCATCCGGGGTGGTGATTTCTTCGCTCACTGATCCCCCTTTCGGGGTAATTTCCGCCCATTAACCGCTGGGCGTCCGCGTCAAACCCCTTGTGGGGAAGTTTTTCTCAGATGATTGACGATGTCGTTGAGGTTCCCGCCGACGCTGTCACGGGCCGCGTTGTACTCGTCCATCCACTGAGCCACATATCCGGGTGGGGTGTAAGTGTCACCATCACGAACCGGAACGGCGATGCAGTGGCAGCTATCGTGGCCCTTCACCGCACCATCGGCGGTGTAATAGGCCGCTTCTCGGGTTGCCAGGACCCTGCACCAGGGGCATGCGTTAGCCGATGCGTAACGGGCGAACCGCACCTTCTCACGGGACGCGTTGTACAGCACGGTGTCCCGGGTAGCAGTGAAAATATGGCGTTCCGCCGACCCGGTCAACGCGCCGCGAACATCAAGCTGGGACAGAGCCCACCCAACATTGGATTTCAGTGCCGATACCGGCGGCGCTGCAGCGGCCTCCACAGGGAAGGTCGATTCCGGTGCCAAACCGGCGTACCACTCCGCGGCCAACGTCGCCGCACCGCTGATGAATGGGTCGATCACTTGCGGATACGCATCAAGCAAGAACGAGGAATCATCGGTGCTGTCCAACAGGGCGACCACTTGGCCAATTGCCGCATTAGACAGACCGGCGATCAGGGTTTGGAAGTTAGCGACTTCACTTGGTGACGGCATCCGCAGGCTTCGGTCCCGGCGGATTCGACATCGTTCCCGGGTTAGGCTGCTGCAACGCCTGAATCAACCCATTGACCTGATTGCGTCGGATCGCTTCCTTGATGGCCTGGATCTTCTGCTGCGTCACACCAGGAATCATGTCGACCAGCTCTTCGATGGGAATTCCTGACGCGTTCAGTTTCTGCACACCATCCACAACCGCGGCGAAGCTGCGGGCTTCGGTGTCACGCCAGATCACTTCCGACGACTTATCGCTGGCGGTTTCCGTATCCCCCAGGATTTCCCCCGACAACCGGAAGACCTGCTCCCAGGACTCACCGAAGGTGTCCCGCTTGGATTCTGTCTTCCGCTGCTCATTAGCTTCGGCAGCAGCCAACGCATCCGCGGACACGTGCGACAGTTTCGGGTTGAGCTTGGCCGGGGAAACCTGCGCCACCGTCGCGATGAACTCAAGCATCTCAGTCAGCTTCGCGTCGTACTGTCCAAGATCGGCAGCCGGCAGCGCATAACCCTTCACATCCGGGTCCTCAAATGCCCACACCCGCCGCGCTGACGCGGACAAAACCTCACTCGGAGAACCAGACCACCCGGTGATCACCTTCTGCGGGAACGCACCGAACCTAGACACGATCATCGAATCGAAATTCACCGAGTTCAACGCCCGCTGTAACACGATCAGTGGGGAAATCTCCCCCACAATCACATCATCGGCGTCCCGGGCGTTAACGAACCGCACCACCGGACACTCAGAAGCACCATGCGGGATCGCATCCTCCACCACCATCGACCCCAACGTGCGGGCAAAATCAATGCTGTTCGGGTCCGTCATCACCGCAGACGCCGGAACCAAACCCAAATCAATCGGGTACATGTACTCGTCGTCATAAATCATCGCCTTACGGCGGGCCTTCGCATCACTGTTGTCCACCCACATCTCAAAGGCGTACTGCGGCCACTCATCACACTGAGGATCTTCATAAACCGCCAACAACTGCCTAGGCGAACGCGGGCGCCACTGCACACCCGGATCGTCCCCATCTTCGTCGCGGGTAACCACCACATACGACGCCCCATAGGTCACCGCAGGCCGGTACACCTCCACCTGGCGGGCATCCATGCGGTTGGCCTGCCACACATCCCACGCCGGCGAATTCTCCTTCGCCAACGCCGACCGGTAACCAACCACACACAAGTTCTGCACGAATGCATCCCGAACCAACGGCAACACATTCTTCATCGACAACCGTGCGAGATCCTCAATCTCTTTCTCGCAGTTGTCGGGAACACGCGGGAAACCTCTACGCCCCAGCATGTAATCGTAAATATCGTCCAGCACCAGCCGCTCAGACTGACGCAACATCCACATATCGGAAGTCAAGCTGTGGATCTGCTGCTCATCAAGCACAACGACTCCCTTCTATACGAAACACGCTTTTCCTGACCTAACCTTCGGTTTGTCCGCGACCTCACCAGAGGTCAAACCCCACAACGCCAACGTCGCCGCCGTCACCGGGGTGATATCCGACTCGCTGTCCTTACGGGACCACCCGAACCCCGAATCGCCGATCTGGCGTTTCCGGGCCGACGCCAGCGCGGTGTTCAACAACGGCTGATCCAAATGCCGCACATTGCCGTCCATCACCGCATCGAAGAACCCGCCGAACGCCGCCGCCATCTGCCGTGCAGAAGTCACCGTCACCGTCAACCCGCGCTGACGCAACGGATCAACCAACGAAAACGCTGCCGACGCACCATCAACGACCACAGCACGCACATCGTGGCGCTCCACCAAATCCACGAATCTTTGAACACCCCAGTCCGGTTCACCACGGCGGGACTCCACCACATCCACATACGGCAACCCATCCACCGTGAACGCCGCCGACGCGATCGTCGCCGTCGACCTGTCCGGGGACACATCAAAGGCCACCGACACCACACCGCCGGAATCCTTCAGGTTCGCATCCGCGCACACCGCCCACGAATCCGCCGAAATCACCCGATGAGAGCCCGCCGAATCCCACATCCCCAAACGCTCACGCGCGAACCCCTCATCGGAAAACCGGGCGCGTTCACCTTCGATCACATCCCACTGCAACCGGCCACCGAGCGCCGGATTAGCCCCAGCAGGAGACACCGGGTCATCTAAATCCACAGCACCCGTGCACGACCACTCATGCCACGCCAACCTCGAGGATTTCCCCGACAAGGCATCATCCCGGGTCCGGGTAAACACTTCACCGTTGGCAGTCGGCCCCGGAGGAGTCCCCGTGAAAATCCACTGAGGGTTACCCTGCGGCGCCGCCGAAGTCGTCGGCATCAACGCCTCCAGAGCATCATCGGATAGCTCCTGGGCTTCATCGCACACCAGAACATCCACCGTGAAACCACGACCCGAGCCTTTTGAGCGGGCCACGAACTCCACCCCGCCGCCGTTTTCAAGAAGGATCGCTTCCTGACCGTTGGTGCGGCGAATGTCCTTCACCAGCTCAGCCATCTCAGGCCACTTCCGCTGGTTCTCAAAGAACGACGCCAACCGCAGGAACGCTTTCCGCGCCGTCTTAACCTCATGGGCCGTATGGAGAAACCGTTCCCCGAGCTGCACCATCCCGAACAGTTCACGCATCTCAAGAATCGCGTTTTTCCCGTTCTGCCGGGGAACAGAAAGCCCACACGTCAAACTGGCGAACTTCCCACCCCTACCGGAACGCGCCAACCAGTCATCCAAAACCAAGCGCTGCCACTCATCCGGCGTCAACCCGTAAGCCGACGATAAAAACGCGGCATCCTCACCATCGCCACGGAACCGGCCCTTAGGCGCGACGTGTACCCGCGGTCTCTGAGCGCCGCGCTGCAAGTTCATCAAGCGCAGTGCCCTTCCGCATCGGTGGAGCCAAACCATCCAACTCCCGAACCACATCCGCGAGTTGTTTGGTGATCGGGGCGATGTCCTTAGCCGAGCCGTCATGGGTATCGACCAAGCCGGCCAGATAATCCCGCAACGCAGTCAACGCCTGGACCCGGTCACCAGAGGCGAAAGCGTCTGAAAGTCCCACGTCAGCCTCACTTTTCGCAGGTCGGGGGGATATTCGTTGCA